GGATTCCGGCCGACAATAATGAACATGCCACGAGAAATCGCATCAACGAGTTGCTTAAACGCACAAACATACAATTCATTAAACGGTCTACAGAATACCCAAATGGATGCTTCTATGCCATTAATGAATTACAGTCACAACGCCGCAAATCTCTTGGATATATTGACGGCAAACAAATTTTTTGTGATGATAGAGAAGAAAGTGTTGCCGACCATGCATATGATTGTGTACGATATTTTGTAGCTATGCATGGAAGTGGACGATCTCTACCTCAAAGACGAGTGCCACAGAATAGTATCAAATGGTTCAAGATGATGAAACGAAGAAGTGAAGGTTTGGTGGCGGCGAGTGCCTGAAATAATTTGGAATTGTCGATTTCATCCATCTAATGGGTGGCATGAAGTTGGCTGCCCACATGTGGAATGGACAAAAGAACAACTTCAAGAAACATTAGAATCTAAAAAGAGATTTGAACAAGAACAAGTTGAAAAACTCCAACGTGGTGAGTTAGTTTATAAGTTGGTAAATGCCTAAACAGACCATAGAAGACAATATCTGGGGCCGTCGCCTCGATACTGCCGATAAGTTTTACAGAAGTTGGGAATCTTTGTTCAAATGTGATATTCTTGATAAATACTATGAAGGTGAACAGTGGCGAAGTCAGAGACAGTTAGGTTACAACCCTTATGTTATCAATAAAGTGTATGAAACGATCCAAATTAAAATTGCGAATTTCATACCCACTTTTCCGTCTTTCCTGGTCGCTTCAAGAGTGGGCAATGAAGATGACATTGCTACGGCGGCCCATTCGGCACAACTTAAAGAAGATTTGTTAAACACCATTACTCAAGACCCGGAGAACAACTTTAGTGAAGAAGTTGAACAAGCTTATAAAGATTCCTTCTTCAGATTTGGTATGATTGAAGTGGGATATGCAGCAGATTGGATTGAGAATCCAAATGCCCCAAAACCACTTTTAGGGAAAGATACTGATGTCAGACTTTCTGATCGTCTTAAGCGTAAAATTATTGAAGAGCCGGCTGAAATACCTCAAAATGAAAGAGTATATTTTAAACATATTCCTGCGAAAACGTTCAGGGTCGGTGGTAACGATCATAAATACTTAAATAGGTGTGGTTGGGTCGGTTACTATGAGTATGTAGATAAAGATGATCTCTTGGCTCTCAAAAAACTCATGAATCGAGACAAAGTGGAACAAGCCACTGTGTCGGATAGCGAAGAATCCAATCGTGAAACAGTAAGACATGACACGGCCGAATATGCAAGAAATTCCCTCAAAATATGGCATATTTGGGATTTGAAAGCCGAATTGAGACTTCTTGTATTAGATAGTCCAAAAGTGACGGTTTTCCAGAAAAAATATGACTTTTTACCCTTGTTCGATTTACGTCCTGACAGACGGCTCATCACAAACGGGTTCTATCCCATTCCCCCAGCATTTCATTGGCTTAGTCCACAGGATGAATACAACGAAACAAGAGAAATGTTGCGCGCACACCGTCGTCGTTTCGTTAGAAAATTCCAAGTCATAGAGGGAATGATTGATGACGAAGAAATCGAAAAGTTCGAAACCGGCCCGGATGGGGCACTCATTAAAGTTAAAAGAGAAAATAGCATTACACCAGTTGAAAATGCCGATCTTGGGCAATCTGTTGAACAATCTATCGCCACAAGTGCTGATGATCTTAATAGAATATCTGGAACTTCGGATGAGAGCAGGGGCGTTGCTGATAGAACTACAGCAACTCAAGCGAACATTGTCAATCAAAGAACAGGAATACGAGACGGTAAGGAAAGAGATAGAGTTGTTAAATGGTTCTCTCACATCGGTAGAGCAGTACTTCTTATCGTCCGTGAAAAATTTACAGGAAAAACTCTTGCTAAACTCACACAAGCCGAAGGGGAAAGTTTCCTTGGAAGTGTGAATCCTAATAAACCCTTATATAGATACATCACTGCTGAGGATTTGAGAGATGGATATGATTTTAAGATTGATGTGGACGTTACATCTATGTCGACTACTGCTCAGATAGATGAGAAAAAGAAGTTACTCGAATATCTTTCCGTCCTCACTCAATTTCCTATGGTTGCGTTTTCTCCCTACCTCGTCCGCGAGATTGCATATCGTATTGGTTACAGAAATGAAAAAGCAATAGCAGAATTTCAGCAGATGGCCTTATTGATGGAATTGGCAAGAATGAATCAATTGAAGCAAGCAGCTAATCCGGCTCCACCACAAATGCCACAACCCGGACCGGCTGGACAACAAATTACTCAACAAGCAACTCCTCCTGGGGCCGAGCAAATACGAAATCAACTAACTAATCAACTTCCACAAGTTGCAGGTGGCCCAGTACAATGAAACAACTTTATACTTGTAAATGTGGGCAAAACCACAACATAGATCCAGAGAAGAATATACCTTCTCAAGTTGTGTGTTGGAAATGTGGCCAAAAAGGTCAACTAAAACTTAATGTCGCAATTAAGTAAGATTACACAAGACGAAAAGGATCTAGCTAATAGATCACTTACTATAAGTAGATTAATAAGTTCTAAACGCAAATTCCATATCAATGAGTCCAGATGTGTAGCGAATGTAGATTATGAGCCAGAAACGCAAGTGCTTACAATTGAATTTCAACAACGAGGTACTTATGTCTATCGAGATGTTCCCCTCGATGTTTTTGTTGACTTCGCCGATTCAGGTAGTCAAGGACGGTACTTTAATTTATACATTCGAGAAAAATATTCTTATGAAAGAGTCTCCTAATGCCAAGCCTTGAAGAAGCAATTGCTGATGCAGCGACAGAACTAACTAAAGAAGCAGATAAGGCTAAAGAAACCAAACCTGGGAAGACTTTAGCTCCAGAAATTGGTACTGACGATACTGAAGAAGAGCAAGAAGAAGTCGAGTCTGATGAAGAAAGCCAGGAATCTGACGCCTCTCAAGAGGAAGAACTTGATGAAGCTTCTAAAGATGAAGCTCTCAGACTCTACAAAGCTCTAAAAGATCCAAAAGCCGGGCCAGCAGTGCTTGCAGCACTTGCACAACAAGCCGGACTTCTTGGTAAAAACACTCCCGAAACAAAAACGGAAGTGGCCACAGCTAAAAAAGCTGTAAAAGAAATTCTCAAGGATTCACTTCCTGAGAATATGAAGTTTCTTGCGGATCAACTCGGACCAGCTATTGAAGCTGTGTTTGAGCAAGAACGTGAGGAACAGCAAGAAAAGTTTCAACAAATAGAGATTCAGAGGGTGGAATCTCAAGTTGTTGTGGCTTATGAAAGACTTAGTAAAGAAACTAAGGGTGAGTCTAAAAGACTCGAAGCAAGGATGGCAGAAATTGCAACGCAAATTTCGCCCGCTCCTGAATTGACCGTCGATCAATATATACGCTACTTATATCAAATTGCCTCAAATGGCAAAGGGACACAGCTCTCTAATACACGAGTAGTGGCAGATCGAATCCGACGGAATGCCAATGATTTACCGTCCCGACTTCGGACAACAACTGGAAGTGGGGATGATAAAAGTTGGATACCAAATAAGCCAATTGGTCTTAAAGGAGCAGTTAATCTTGCTCTTGAACAACTAGCTAAACAGAGAAAGTAAAATATGAGTGTCACTTTTGGGAACGCATCGGCTCCCTCACAGGTAACAACTAATTTAGATTCACTTTTCGGTCTTAGTCTCGCTGCTTATCGCAAAGAGCTAATTGACAACATTGGGGCAACTAACGCATTCTTTTTTGAAATTCTCCGAAAAGACCTTTATGAAGGTCAAGATGGTGGAACATATATTCAAATTCCACTAATGTATGCTTTGCAAACAGCCGATAGTTACGACGGGTATGATGAACTCTCAACTGTTCCGGTTGATGGAATCACTGATGCTATTTATCAGTGGCGCCAGTGTGCTGCTGCTATTGCATATTCGATGAAAGAAGTAAAACAGAACAAGCAGAAACTTGTTGATTTGGTAAGATCACGAATCAAACAAGCAGAAATGGGACTTCAGGAGTTTTTCGCACAAAGTCTCATGTGGGGGGCCGCAAGTCAGGGTGGGGCATTAACAGCTCCTTATGTAAGTACAGTTAATGGTTCTAGTTCCATTGAACCTATTAGTGAACTTATTGCTTATTCTCCTACTGCTTCTCTCACTGTTGGTAATATCGCACAGAGTACAAATACTTGGTGGCAGAACAAAACTCTTACTTCTGCGGCCGCCGGGTATGATGCTTTCTTGTTGGAAGTAGATCAGATTTTCAACAGAGCGAGTCTTGGTACTGGTGGCAAAGTGAAACTTGTTCTGATGGATGAAACTACTTATGAACTTATGGTTCATGCCGTCTATCAAAAATATCGTTACACTGAAGATCGTGTAGATGAAGCGTATCCTTTTGAAAATATCAAGTACAAAGGGGCACATTTCGTTATGGATGATAAAGTTCCTGATGTAAAGAACTCTATCATTCCTACACTTCAGGGTGGCGCTGGACAACCTTCTTCTCTTACAAATGGTACTGGATATTTTATCAACCCTGAGTTCTTCAAGATGGTTTATGAGGAAGATTCCGACTTTAAAATGCTTGAAGACGATAATGGCAAAACCATGTTTAAGCCTGTTAATGGTGATTCACGAGTAGGACATGTTGCATGGATGGGAAATCTTACTTGTGATAATCGTCGTAAACAAGGTATAATCGGTGGTGTGGCCAGAACTTTGACGACCCCGTAGAGATAAATACGGGAGATATAGAGAGATAAATCTATGCGTTTTAAAGCTGTTGGTAATAAAAGAGACGATATTTGTCTTGTAGTTCGTAATGCAGATACAGTAGCACTGACACCTGGTCAAGCTGCTATTCTTAACTTTCCATTTACATCTACTTCCATAACAAACCCTGGATTAGATGTAGTGGGATACATTAATGCACAAACTAACTTTTCTGGTGTAACGGCCCAAGCGTTGCTCTATGGAGTAGTTGTGTCTCCTCCGAGTTCTGCTGGAATCCCAGTTAATGGTTACGGTGAAGTTCAGGCTTTTGGATATTGTCCAAATGTACAACTTACTTTAGCTACTAGGGCAAGCACTAACTCTACTTGGCCTTCTTATGCTGCAATTAATGGAAGTGCTGGTATTATTGGTCTTTATGCAGAATCTCTAGCTAATGGATTTACTACAAATGCAATTCAGTCATTTGCAAGTGTTTCCACGGCCGCTAGTCCCTCCGCTTTCACTCAATTTCTTGCCCCACTTATTCTAGGTGGTACAAGTATTGCGAGTGCAACTACACAAGCTTCTACTGTTCAAGCTGCTAACACAGCATTGACTTTAAGTGTAGCTGCTTTTGTTCGTATTCTCTAGGTTCCATACGTCACTCCTTTAATTCTGTGGGAGGGACTCAAAAGAGCCTCCCTTCTTTTATATGAAAATTCTAATTGGTATCAATTGTCTTACTTCTGTAGAACAGATAGCTTATGCTAATCATCTACAACTCTTTTATAATCTTGGAAAACGTCATCCAGATTGGACTGTTCTTATTAACACTCCACGTCGTATGTCAATAGACCGTATGAGAAATGCTTCTGCAAAGATCGCACTTGAATTTGAGTGTGATTATCTCATGTTTATTGATGACGATGTTATCGTACCTATTGGTTGCATAGAGCAGATGATTGAAAGAGATGTTGATATAGTTGCAGGTTGGACTATTATTCGTGGTTGGCCCTTCGACAACATGTTTTTCAAACTGGATGAAAGTAAAAATCTAAGAAATTACGAAGTCGAGCGCGGCCCCGGAATTGTGGATGTGGATGCAGTTGGATTTTCTTGTGCTCTTATTAAATGTTCTCTTTTAAAGAAAATCCGGCCTCCTTATTTTGTGACCGGCCCGTATAATACGGAAGACATCTACTTCTGTGTTAAGGCCAAAGATACTGTCCCCGATTGTTCCATTATAGTAGATTGTGGAATTGAGACTGCCCATATCATGGGGCCAGAAGTAATTGCACCCTGGAATCGAGAAGAATACACAAAGTACTATAAAGCACAATATAGGAACGAGGAAGAAAAGCAAACTACTAAAGGTGACCGCAACGAACTATATAAGGAGATGGTACATAATGTCCTCCCTTAACCTTTGTTGTGGTCGTAATAAATTAAAAGACTACGTGAACGTAGATTTGAACAAAGAGTTCGAACCTGATCTTTGTTTTGATGTTCGGGAAGTTTTCCCATTAGATGCTGAGAGTCAAGATGAAGTCCTTCTTTTTCACTCAATCGAACATATACAAAAGTTCTATCATAGAAGACTCTTTAAAGAAATTCATAGAGTTCTTAAACCCAAAGGACGATTCTACATGTCCTTCCCAGAGTTCCGCATTGTCGCCCAGTACTGGCTTGAAAATTATAAGGGAAGTCGAGAGTTCTGGACTGATGTACTTTACGGACGCCAGGAAAATATCTATGATTTTCATGTAGTTCCAATGGAAACTGAGGCTGTAAAAGTAGATTTGATTGAAGCTGGATTTAAAGATATTAATGTAGCACAAGAGCAGCCAGAATGTTTTAACACCATTATTAAATGCGTAAAGACAATACCACAGATGTCCTATGAGGATGTGTTACAAAATGACATTGACAAAATTGTTGTTCTTGTTAAGTAGTTTAGTTAGTGCTCAACAGTTGTCACAACAATATTCGTTGCCAGCTAATGGTAGCACTACAGTTATTACTAATCAAACAATGGGGTGCCTGGCATGGGCAATGTCATTTGATAACCAGGGATTTTCTGGACTTACAATGGCATTACAAAGTTCAGTTAACGGAACTACCTGGGTAAATTTTGTTGGAACTACAGTAGCAGGATCTAATCCATCTACTTCTACTACCACATCTCTTTATACTGTTACTGGTTATAATCCATTTATAAGAGTAACCTTGAGTGGAACATCTGGTACTGGACAAGTTAATATCCAGCTTAAATGCTGGCAAAGTCCAAATTACATATCCAGTTTACCAACTCAGACGAATACTTTCACTGCCCTACAAACTTTCACTTCAGGAACTGCATTAGACATAGCATTTGTTGACTATGAAGTTTCTGGATGCCCTGCTGGATGTACAAATCCTGCTATTACACAAGCACAGATTTTAGCAATGGATGTTACACCAGTAACTATTGTAGCGGCCCAGGGTTCAGGTACAACTATTATTCCTGATATGGTTGTCTTTGAAGTGATTCCAACTGCTACAGCTTATGCAGCAGGAACGACGTGGGGATTATACTATAATGGTGTAGGTGGAAATATAGTTCAAAGCCCAGCTTGTACCGCCGCGACTATTCTTGCTACTGTAAATACTATATGTGAAGGCATTGCAAATGGGGCAGCTTCATTCACATCAACACAACGAGTAAATTTACCAGTTACTTTAAATACAGCTTCAGCAACTGCTTTTACGTGTTCTGGTACTTGTGGGACACTTTCTTATTGGTTGAAATATCATGTAGTTTTAGGACTATGAGCACACGTCTTGATATGCAGGTTCGCCTGCAAAATTATCTTAATAATTCCATCTACTATACGATTGGAGATATGAATGCAAGTCTTCAAGATGGTCTTGATGAGATAGCAGCTTTTTCTGGGTGTATTTGGAATAGTGCAGTAGTACCATTTACTCAATTCACAACATATTATGATTTACTTACTCTTCTCCCAGATTACATTGGCATCGTTGCTATGTATAATGCTACTATCAATCGTTGGATGTGGCCGCAAAGTCTTAAAAAATTTAATCAAGTACGCATTGATTGGGATAACGCTTATGGGACTCCTTATTATTTTGCACCAATCAATCACAGATATGTTGCAATATATATGAAGCCGAGTGTAGCTAACTATGGAAATATGATAGTTTTCTATCGAGCACAAGCACCTACACTTGTGGATGGAACGACAATACCGATTCCTGATGAGCATTTGCTTGTATTAGAGAGTTACTCCAAAATGGATTTGTGGGAGCAAGCGCAGGAATTTACTAAAGCAGAAACAGAATTTCAAAATTATACACAAGTACTTGATAAGTTGAGAGTGCTTATGCGTAATCAACGTAATCGTGATAGAATGATGTCTTTACGATAATGCCTATCTGGTCCAATTCTTTTCTTACTCAACTCGAACAAGATGCTATTGGCCAGATAGCTATTGATATAAATTGCATATTTGCACGTGAATGTATAGCAACAGTAGGTGGTACAAGTGTTATTACTTTACCATCTTATGTAAGGACACTTCGTAGAGTTACTTGGAGAGGAAGAAGTCTTGATCCCCTCAATTGGGAAGAATTAACAATGGTGACACCGGCCACAGTTTTTGTAAGCCCCAATAATTCAAGTAATGTAGAATCATCTTTTGGTCGTCCTCTATACTATGCAATGCACCCAACTAATCCTTGGGATATAAGACTTTACCCAACACCTGGTGAAACATTTACATCAACAGGAGAACCTAACGTATATGCACCACAAGTTAACACTCCTTCTTGTATTATTGACTATTATCGGGAGCCAGATATTACTAATTCCAATCCTGTGTTGTGCATTCCTTCCTACATTCTTAGGCGTACACAGAAAGCTTGGTGTCTCTGGAAAGCATTTAGTGCAGAGGGATCAGGACAATTCCTGAAGGCCGCCAGCTTTTACATGAATAAATATAATTTTCTTATTGAACAATTTCGTCTTATTAATGACGGATGCTTTGTAGGTAAGAAGTACGCCGTTGATGATGGGCTTCTCTCTATAGATGCCTTTAAGTACCCGAAACCAATTTTACCAAGTAACTTTGAAATGGAAAGGTTCTAGATGGAAACTCAACAGCAGCAGTTTTACGATGGTATCAAACTTCGTGGAGCATTACAAATTCATCTGCTTGATCCAGATGGAAAGATCCTTGAAAAAAGATGTGTAGAAAATACAGTTGTCACAGTAGGTCGCTCATGGGTCTTAGGACAACTTGAAAGTGTAAATAACACTACCCAAGTTATTGGTTATTGTGCCATAGGATCAGTGACAACAGCCCCAACTACGGCTGATACTGCACTTGGTGGAGAGTCTCTAAGACTAGCTATTGGTACTTTTGTAACGACTGGTCTTACTAATAATCCTCCTTCTTGGCAAGCACAGACAAGTTTTAGTACTGCTCAGGGTAACACCACTCTGGCAGAAGTGGGACTTTTTAATTCTTCCGCCTCTGGCACAATGCTTGCTCATGCCACCTTCACAAGCTTTGTAAAAGCCACTTCAAATACACTGAATATTTCTTATACTATTTCCGGTTAATAGCCAATGAGTGATACAACTGCATTGGCTATAGTTGCGGCTATACCGGGTATAATTAGTACAATCTTGGCATTTATTATCAGGTATAGACAGGGTATAAATCATGATGAAATGAATGTCAAGATGCAAACTCTTACAGATACTACTAATGCCAAGATGGATAAACTTCTTGAGGTTACTGGAACGGCCGAACATGCTAGGGGTGTACTAGAAGGTAAAATGGATGCAGCAGAAACACTTCAAGTAAAAACAGATGTAACAAAGAGGTCAAGTGGACTTTAAGGAATTAATTGAATACTCTACAGCAGCATTTTCGTTTGTAGGATTTGTAATAACCTTGATGATAAAACTGGCTCAAGCAAAAGTAAAAGAAGATTTATCAAAACAGATATCTCAGACAGATCGTACTCTTGCAGTTCATTGTGCTCAAGATGAATTAAAATTTGATAATATTTGTGAGAAACTAGATACTATTCATGAAGTTGTTAAAAGAAAAACATGATTAAAATCCCTCATAATTCTGGTCCAGGCATTGTAGTAGGAATCCCAACTCTTGGGCGGCCCGTGAATCTCAAGTGGGCAATGGCGCTCAAAAGTATGACTCCTCCTATTAATTATAATTGTGTATTTCAAATCACAGAAGGGCAGGCCATTGATGTCGCACGAAATAATATGGCTAAATACGCAATTGAGGCTGGGGCTAAATATCTATTTTTTCTTGGTGATGATGTTGTATGTCCTGGATATACTCTTCGACAACTCATCTTTCGCATGGAGCAAGATCCGACATTGGGGGTGGTTGGTGGTGTGTATTGTGCCAAATGTGATCCTCCTGCTCCTTTGGTATTTCGGGGTAATGGGTTTGGTAGTTATTGGGATTGGAAAATAGGGGAGTATTTTGAAGTAACTGGTTTGGGCATGGATTGTACTTTGATACGAGTGGCATGTCTGGCTGACTTAGCTGACCCGTTTTTCAAAACAGTCGAGACAGACCAGTTTCTTGATGGTATTAACAATGCAGAGTCTTGGACAGAGGATCTATATTTCTTTAATAAACTAAAGGAAACATCTTGGAAGGTAATGTGTGACTCTTTTGTGATGTGTGAGCATTTTGACATCTACACAGGAAGAGTCTACAGTCTGCCACCTGATTCTCTCCCAATGAGAAGGAAAGTAAGTCTTAAAGAAAAGAAGTGCCTTGTTCTTGGTAAGCGTGATGTAAGTATGATTGATGATCTTATTGATTATGATATTACCACGGCCGGCCCGGAAGAAGGATTTGACTACAGAGTATCTTATGAGTCACTTCCTTTCGATGCTGAACAATTTGATAAAGTGATTGCAGTACCAGAAGCTTGTCAGAGTGAAATAGATAGAGTAATGAAGAAGGTAGCAGCATGAGTCTTCCAGGAACTGGTGTTTGGGAAGTTCGAGTTACTAATGGTACTGATACAAATGGTGGTGGGTTTGATTCTGCTGCTGCCGGTACAGACATGTCTGTATTTAATAACAAAAATTCCTCTGGTGGAACTAATTGTCAAAGTACAACAAATAATTTATCTACAACAGATTTAACTACCACTACTACAGGATCTTTTACTTGTACTTCATCTACTGCGGCCTTTACTTCTGCAATTACAGGTAATTTTATTTATCTCACAGGTGGAACTGGAGGTACAGTAACTACAGGATGGTATAAAGCTACTTATGTAAGTGCCACACAAATCAACCTAGATCGCTCTCCTGGGGCCGCCGCTACTCTAGTAACAATGAATATTGGTGGAGCACTCAAGACTCTCGGCCAAGTAAATACTATTTTAACCAGTACTAACATGAATACAACTGGTCAGGTAGTATGGGTAAAAGCGGAAGCAACAGTTTCTATTACATCTACCATTACTTTAAGCCCTAATGGTAGCTCTGGCCTATTACAACCTACACAAATTAACGGATATACAACAACTCGTGGGGATAACGGACAAGTAACGATACAAGCATCTTCAAGCGGTCCAAATCCATTAATGACTTTAAACCCTAATACGGGAGTTATTTATCGGAATTTCATTGTAGATGGGAATAGTAAAGCAGGATTATCTGGGATGACTGTTGAAGGTCAAGGTGCTTGTATTAAGAATTTTCTAGTTAAAAATTGTACGAATGGTGGAATTTCATTCAATAATAATGGGAATCAAGCTTTTCAATGTATTGTAACAGCTTGTGGTTCTACCTCTGGATCTGCATTCAGAATGGAACAATCAAATGGTCCAAACTATGCAACTGATTGTATCGCATATGCAAATTCATGTTCTGGTTTTACCGGAGCCTGTGCAATATTAGTTCGGTGTATCTCTGCTAATAACACAGGATCTACTTCTGATGGGTTTGGAGGAACTACATCTGGAGCAGGTATGGGATCTAATACAGGGGGATTAATATTAGATCATTGTTTAGCTTATACTAATGGTAGGGATGGTTTTCGATTTAATAACCCGATCGTAACTCCAATTATTTTTGAAAATTGTATTAGTTATGGAAATACTGGAAAAGATATAGATTGTCTAGGTGCTCTAACAATTGGAGCAATGGAAAATAATTATAATGGATATGCAACCACTACAAATTATCAAGCAGGTTTAAATGATATAGTTCTAACTGCTGATCCTACTGTAGCTGGAGCAAGTAATAATTTTGCATTAAATTCAACTGCTGGTGGGGGAGGAGCACTTGCGGGATTGGGATTTCCAGGTGTGTTAACTGTTGGTGGAACTGGTTATGCATCTCCTGGCCCACTTGATCCTAAAGGAACCTCTACAGTAGCCCTTTCTGTATCAATTCAAGATCCCCTTTGGTATGGTGTCTAGTTGCCTACATTACTAACAGAATCGCAACAAGATACATTAGATGTATTTAGTCTAAAAGATTCTGCGACTGTAGTTTTAGGTAATCAAGTTTCCATCCCGCTTGAAGGATTGAGCCTATCTGATAGTGAGACTATAGTTCTAGGACTCAATACAGGTGATGTAGGGACTGCGGCGGGGGATACACTTAATTTACTAGATAATTTAGATGCTGTCACACTTAATTTACTTATATCAATCAGTGATACAATTACACTTACTGATACTGTTACTTTTGGCGGTCCGACGATTTCTCTTGGCCTGACAGATACATTAAGTCTAAGTGACTCTATTACTGTTGTAGTTGGTTTAGGGATTTCATTTAATGAAACTCTCACTCTTGCAGATGCTCTTGGAAGTGAAGCAGATTACGGGGCACTCTTTAGTGATACTCTTGTTCTTTCTGATTCCCTTGATGTTAACATTGGGACTGGATTACTACAATTTAGTTTTGCAGATACACTAACACTTTCTGATAGTGTAGGGTTGCTCTTAGGAAATTTATTTACTTTTTCTGATACCCTTAATTTATCAGATTCTACAACCAAATCAGCACAATGTTTTATTTCAGAATCTGATACATTAAATCTATCTGATGCAGTACATTTTGCAGCTCCTATTCCTGGACTTAGTATATCTGATAGTTTACTTCTAACAGATTTTCATTCACTTGATATAACTTTTGGTTTCAATTTCATAGGAGACACTCTTAGTCTTTCCGATAATGTCCAGTTGTATTTAGCTAATACAGCTATTGTAGCATCCGACAGTTTAAGTTTAAGTGATAGTGTAGCAGTTAATTTAATTACTAACAAACAAGTTTCTGTAGCAGATGTACTGGTCTTATCTGATGGGCCGCCCCAGCTTTTGGTATTAACTGACTTTATTGATTATTTAAGGAGATACCTCAATGACGTTCCGTACTGATAGGAACAATAATCCTACTGCTATGATAATGGAAATGGCATCAGAAGGAGGATTGGCACTTGGTACGGATTATGTACAAGGAGATGCTTTTACTTCTGGAACTCAGACTTTCTATACGGCTAAACTTATAGGAGATCCCATTGCCCTTACAATTAAAGTTATCGATAAATTGGGTTTCTATACTGCACCGCCTCATGCTCGTTGGACTTACATTGCTATACCTTATGATGTTTGGTTGTCTCTTACTCCTAATCAAAAACAATATGTGATATGGTATATGTATCATAATGAAGGGGGTATAGAAATGGAATCTTTATTTCAACCTTTAGATACTCCTACACCTATTGGAGTTCATGTATCAAGCACTGTGACTCTTGGGGATAAAGTAGGTTAGTTGTGAATCTCACACATCTTAGTTATCCGCTTGGCTGGACCCCTTCTGCTGATGCAGTTAATGGAGATCCAACTGGACTTGTGCGAATGGACAATTTGACACAAGAGGAAAATGGTGCCATCTCACTAATCGCCGGGCGGGTACAACTAACTTCTTCTCTACCTGATTATGTTTATAGTCTTTACTCTACTGTTCTTGGCGGCAATAATCCTGTTTATGCTGCTCTTAATGAAGCTGGGCGACTCGTAGTTCGCTCGATGAGTGGTAACTTTAATGACACTGTTACAGTTTTATCGGATGGTGGGTTTATTACAGCATTTGGATCGGCGCTTGGAGCGGTATTGGTGGTTTGTGGTTCACAAGCTGTTAAAGATGATGGGTCTGGAACTTTCAGAAATCTCGGATTAAAAGATCAATTAACTGGGCCAACAATAGTAATCCAACAACCAGCTATCATTAATCTAAGTACTGGTGGAACTTGGAGTATCTCAGAAGGTGTACCGGGGATTGCTGCTAACACTGGGGCCGGACCGAATCCTATTCCTTTTACATCCCCCGGAAGTAGTGCGGCTTCTTTTACTCTTGATCCTGTAACTTTACGAGCAACTGTAACTTACACATATGCTTCTCCTCTTGATACTACAGCTTTTGGAAGTGGAGTAACTGATAACTACTTAACTGATATAATAAATTTTCTAGCTCAATTAAATGACTCTAGCCAGTTTACAGATATACGAGTCCAATTTATTCTTGATAATCATCCAACCCAACCTTTCAACTACTATTGGGAAGATTTTCTTATCAATGATGGGCAATTCAACATTGGACTTACACAACAATCTATCATAGGAGATCAAAGACAAAATTGGTCACGCCAAGGAACTAGCTCAAGTCACCCTGGACCATTTCAAGCACCTAATCACTTTCTTGATTGGACCCATGTAACTGCTGTACAATTTACACTAACTGGGATTCAGCAAAGTTGGGCAGTTATAGATCAGATAACAGTTACGGGTGGCCCACAAGGTAACTTGCTCGGTGTTTATCAATATGCTACAGTTGCAGTATACGACAATGGTATCTATCAAGCTAAGAGTGCATTGAGTCCTTTTACGAATAATATACTTGTACAAAATTCATTTGTAATGGCTACACTGATTTGCACTGATACAGAAGCAAATGAAGTGTGGTTATTCCGTAGATCAATGATTAGCTCAACTGATCCAATTTATCAGACATTTATTTCACAAAATAAAGTTCCAGCTAATCTCAATCAATGGTATCTTGTGGCCCAAGGAGCGCCTGGAGCTATAGTAGAAGATAATACAAGCGATATTGTGGCCCTTGAACAAGATATTGTAGCTAATGAATTTCTTCAGTCTATTCAAGATCTTATTGTTTCTGATCCTATAGTATGTATGGAAGGTATGTACTATACGAGAATGCTTTATGTTAGTGAGAGTACTATCTATCTTTCTGATCCTCTTAATCCTGATGCTATTGACCAGAGATACAGTGTAAGAGCATTTGCGGGAGCAACCGAGAAAAATCTATGGCTGAAAAAGATAGCCCCGAGCCAATTGGTAC